TGGCAGGAACCCATGCTAAACCAGTAGCCAATTGTCCTTTCTGATAGAAGTCCTCCAACGGTATGAACATGTTGGGTTCCTTTACCAATTCAAATATATTTTCAAGTGACTTAACAACAACTGTATCTAAATCAATGTAAAGGAAAGGACGATACTGTTCCATTTCTGGTGAATACAGCATCATCCTACTCCACCACTTTGGATAATCGTTGGACAAGGGTAGAAGTTCCAAGTTACCCAAATCATAATATTCTGAGGCATTGTCCCAAAGACAAATAATTCTTGGTCTTATAGAAGATTGCCATTTTCCATTGATGTGCCGTGCAATAAGTTCCACATCCCTGAAAGAGAAGTCCCCTCCTGAACGTAAAACTAATACTATTGTGTGTCTTAAATTTAACATAACTTTTCAATTATCTTTTTAGCACAACCTTCAAATGTAAAATACTGTTCATAAATTGCTTTCCCATTTTCTACATACTCTGCAATATTTTCTTTTGTCTTGCTTTTAACAATATCTAAAATATTAGGAATCTGTTTCTCTGATATTAATATTCCTATTTTATTGAAATCAAAGTCGTCTTCAAAAGGAATCCAAGGTTTATCATAAACATAAACCGGAATTGAACCATGTTGTAAAGATTCACAAATCCTGAATGAGGTTGCACCATAACCTCTTGGACACAATGAGAAAACACTTCTTTCCATTATATCTATGTACTGACTATATCCTACTGAATCTAAAATTAAAAACTTATTAAAATATAAATTCTTAATCTGTTGCCGGATAGGGTGATTTTTAATAGTTCCTGCAAAACTACAAATCAGATTTCTTTCTTTCTTTTTGTCTATAAAGGGATTTGGTTGACATAATAAAGGACTTGGTTGTCCTAAATTTCTTTCTGATACAGTCCTCTTTCCACCACCTCCTGCACCAAATATCTGAATATCCAAATCCTTTAAATCCTGCAAAATCCCATCATCATATTGAATAACTGTAAAATATTTCTTACTCCTGTCCAACGTGTCTAAACACATCTGTAAATCACACATTCCAACAGTACCATACTTTCTACTAATATAAAAATTAGTCCACATGATTGGAAGGTACACCCTTTCAGATTCAATCTTATTTTCAATAAACCAATTCATAAAATATTCCTCAAACACCATTTTGTTATATGGTGGATACTCATGATTTGTATGAGTCTGAAATATATTTGGAATTTTCTGTATCATACTTTCATCTTTGTATTATAATATCTGTCTGCCCAAGGTAATACCATTGTCCCTGCTGATAAATGCCGGACTATAATTTCATCAAATGTACATTCTCTTTCAGGCAATACAAACTTAGAAACTACCCTATAAGTCGAATTTGAATCTGATCTTTTATTAAAAGGTATTTTCTTTGTTAAATCCGTGTCCTCTTTCTGAAATGTGCAACCCCATTTTGCAGGAAGAAACTGAACATGTTTTTTCAATTCTTTACTTAACATATCCCATCTGTTTCCCCAAGGAATACCTAACAAAAGATAAATAGCACCATTGTCCTGCCAATACTGCATAAATTTTGTTTTCTTAATATCCTTCTGTATTTTCTCACTACAAAAATCTTCTACAAATTTTCGACTCCACTCTGATATTCTCAATGACCATGTCCCCATACATACTACCCCTGTGGATTCCTCTACAATTGAAAAATCTGTATCAAATATAAAAGATACTCTTGCATCCATTATGCAACAATCAATATCCATGTAAGTAATAACATCCCCATCATTGAACTTGTTCATGTTCTTCTTAATCCAAAACATCTTTGCAAACCACACATTATATGGTTCTGCTTCATTCTTTGCGATCTCAATAAACTCAAACCCATGTAATTTACAATACTCAATAAAACGAGGTTTATTCTGTTTCTCATAAACATCCTTTACCTTATTCCCTTCAGGGTATGTACACAATGTTATAAAATACTTTTTCATTTCCACTCCATATAAACTGCATGTAAAGGGCACTCCACTACTTTTGTATTATGATATTTTGCAAACTCATCTATTGCCTTTGTTAAATTTGGATAACTTGGATGTTTATAATCATGACAAGCAATTACACCACCTTTACGAATTAATCCACAATAATTATTCAAATCCTTTTTTACCTGATCGTAAGAATGAAAACCGTCTATAAAAATAAAATCAAATGAAGTGTTCTGAAAGACAGGATTGTAAACAGCTTCATCGCTTGTCATTCTTAAATGAGTATATCTTGAAGAATCTAACCCCCTGTTGACTATATCACATAAACAATCAAATTCTTCCTGATTAGTAATCCCACTTGGCATACCCCCATGCCTGTATATTTTATAAGGGTCTATTCCAACAAGCAATTCTACATTTGTATCTAATATTGCTTTTGCATGCCCCCCTGCAAATACACCAATCTCAATTCCTTTCTTATATCCTCTCTCACGTATAAGTGTAGGAAGAACCTGATAGTATGCTTTCCAATGTTTTGTTGTATCCTGAATTAACCAATTCATCCTACTCTCTATCATAATTCCTGAATTTTATTTTTAAGAATTTCAGCAATCCCTTTAAACTTTTTCCTATTTTTTAAATAATAACTTCCATCATGTATCCGATGAATATAAGAAAGTCCGGCAAGTGTTTGTAATTCCCCTCCTTCTTTCAACCACAAATAATTAAAATATACAGAATCCAAAAGACACAATTCCTTATCAGTAGTATTCTTTTCAATAACTTCTATATATTTCTTCCTATTAAAAAAGAAATTACCAGTGTTTATCCAAGCAGAAAAATATGGAAGTTCTATATATCCCCCCACATTACTTTTATTTACAGTCTTTCCGACAAAATCAATATAATCCCAATTTATATCTTCCTTATTCAATGTGTATAATATCTCTGGGCAATAAATTGTATTCTCATCTTTTTCTAATTGACACACCCTGTTCACGTAGTCATTGTCAATTATATTATCTGAATCCAATAAAATTCCCCATTCAGAAGAACATTGTTTTACAACCCTGTATTTATTCAAAAAAGAACCAACATTCTCTGCATTACGATACAATTTAACCTTATTCGTATTTAATCTTTGGATAAGATTCCACAACTTTGTATATTCTACAACATCAGAATAATCATCAAGTATGATAATTTCATCAACCAAATCATTTTCCATAACCTGAATAAATGATTCAATTACCATGTCATGCCTGTTGAAATTTGCTATTGCTAATGAAATCATTTTCTTCTTATTTTAATTATATCCCCACAAGGGTTATCATTAATCATTACTAAATAACCTCCCCCACCTGCTCCAGCAAGTTTATAACCCATACAGTTTATTTCTGGCAATTTAATATTCATAATAGGAAAAATCATTTTCTGAATTTCAAAAGACAATGTTACAGCATCTGCAAATTCCTGTAAATTCTTTTTTAAAATAGCCACCCAACATTTATCTGTAGCTTCTGCTAATAACATAACATTATCATAACTAATATTTGATATTTTTAATAAATCCAAACCCCTTGGACGTGGTTGAGTTAATTGTATAAAAACATGCTTTTCCAACCAATCAAGAACTGTGTCATCCTGACAAATCTCTATCGTTTGAGGCCAGTATTGCCCATCATAATGATGTTTTGTTAATCCTGGAACACAAATCCCAATAGAATCCTGTGCTCCTGACACATATTGAGTTCCAGGTTTGTTATCATAACTAAAAACTATTTTTGATAATTGTAAAGGATTCATATTTGGGAGTTCCCCCCACAAATCAAGAATTGATCTTCTTGTAGAAGTAGCCATACCACAACATTCTTCATATTCCATTATAGGTTCTAATGAAATAGTAATAACAGAACCTGGATAAAGTCCTGACATAAATGGTTGATCTAACCACCCCCCTGCAAGATCTAATCTATATGGTATCATTAATACATTGTTTTATTTGTGTCGTACTTCTTCTTGGTAATTGATGAAAAGGCATTCTTTTATGTATAATCATTTTAATATTATGTTTTTTACAGAATTGTGTCTTCTCTTCAAATGCCCCATCCTCATTAACATAAAAAATATCTGGTTGTATAGATAAAACAGTTTGTATAAAATCCATTTTCCCTATTCCCAAATTTATAAAAACCTTGTGTACACAACGAAGTGATTGTAAAATATATTTCCTTTCTTCTTGTGTATAAATAGGTTTTACACCTTTAATTTCTTCAATTGTCTTATCTGAACCTACTCCCACATATAAATTCCCATATTTAGCTGCCTCCTGTAAAAAAGTCACATGACCTGAATGCAATAAATCAAAACAACCAGATACAAAAACTTTCATCTTAATTGTATTTTAAATATAAAGCATCCCCCCAAGTCTTTGGTTTAGCATCTGTAAGAACCCTTACAAACCCACAATGTCCTAAAAAGGTATCCAAGTCCCCAACTAAACAACAATCCTTGTAAACCTCTTCAAAATTGATTTCTGAATATATTATATCAATGTTCTTCAATGTTTCTGTTGCCCCTTTGAAAACTTCCAATTCAAATCCTTGTACATCAATATTAATCATATTAAATTTTGTATGATCAAAAGAGATATTATCTAACTTGTCTATGACAACTTTTTCTTTCTTGTCGAATTTAATCTTTGGGTATTGTTTCAAATGAATTTTAGGTTCAAGTAAACTGCAACTTTGTCCTTTATTTGCCGTTTCAACCCACATTTCTTTTTCCCCAGATTCATTCCCAAGAGCAATATTGAAAAGCAAAATGCTCTCTTTTATAGGAAGATTTCTCATTAATTGAATAAAATTATCATGTGTAGGTTCAAAAAATATCATATTTTCAATTCCCTGTTTTTCATAATCCTTGTATTCTTGCCCATGATGTGCCCCAATATGAATCACACCTTCAATTTGAAGATTATACTTTTTAACAATATTTTCTAAATTCATCATCATAACTGAATCCACCCTTTTGATAAATTACATTCCTTTATAAACTTTTCCTGATCCTCTTTTCTTTCTCTCCATTGTTTGGGGGCAATTACAATTTTATTTGGATTGTCATTTAAAAATGCTGCCCACCAACTGAAAGTACTATTTGCTATTATATTATGCGTACATAATTTCATTAATTCAAATTCAAGATAATCCTCCATTTGAACAAAAGTAACATCTTTAAAATTCTGTTTGCACCAAAGAATATCATCACTAAATACAAAAATATTCCCCTTAACATGTTTTAAAGCCCTTTTGTAGTATTCTATTGGTAAAACATTAAATCCTTTGTTGGTAATATAATCCCCCCTACGTACATGTAGGGAAACAGATTCCTCTTTTGTGATCTTTTCTTTTAACTCTAAATATTCAGGAGTATAAAATTCTTCTCGTACACAAAATTCCTTTTTTAATATAGAAACAATAGGAACATACATTTCAGGATATTGCCAATATCCCCAAAAATTACAATTCTGTTTTTTTAAAGAACTCAAATTAAAATTCTGTTCCCGGACAATATGCTGACGTAAAAAATGACTAACCTGAACATTTGTATAGAATTTATCTAATCTGTATTTTCGGGGAGTCTCATTTGGACGTACACCTTCTTTTAAAAAAGCAACATCATACTTTACACGTATTCCATGATATTCCTGTAACTTCCCCAAAGCATACTGGAAAAACTGATTCCCTAAACCACCGTATATCCTTACAATATTCATATAATGTCTTTCAAAGCAATTTTTGGAAATTCTCTTATTGCAGAATCAGGGCTAACATTTATAATCTCAATCCCACGTCTTTTTGCATCTTTTGCAATTTCTGCAAACCCTCTTAGATGTCTGTCAAATGGTAGGTGTATTGGTTTTTTTGGATCTCTTGTCTTCCTTCCTTCGATCTTCCCATAATAGTCATGCCAATGTTGTTTCTTATCATCATCCAATTTCATATCAAACCCAAGAAGGTATATTCTCTTTGCCCCTGCATTTGCAGCTATGCTTATTGCTGCTGCCCCACTGTTACTATTCCAACTTGCCATTTTTGAATTGTCACTTATTCCCTTCGGATGATGATTATCCCTTGGAGTATATTTTATCCAAGAATATTTATCTATTTGGGGATGACATGAAACTCTCAATCCTTTAAATTTTGCCAACCCCTGTTGATGTTTTAAAAAGAATCCAATATCTCCAAAGAACACCATGTCAACCCAATCTCCAAGTAAATATGCAACATTAATACCTATAATGTGTTTGTCATGTAAAAAACTCATGTAAGGAGAATAAACGTTGGCAGGGGAAGTTCCTTTAATAACATCATTCACAACTTCATCTGGTATTCCAAACTGTTTTGGAATAGAAGGGCCTCCCCCTATAATCCAAACGTCCCCATCCTCCCACATACGTGGCACTTCCCAAATCATTTTAGTAAATCTGCTAAAAGTTTTGTAGCAACTTCTTTGTGCATTGCCTTTTCATTTACAAGTTTACCTGTTGCTGTATTTACTACATCAAACCAAGAAGCACTTTGTCCATGAGGAACCATCTCAAATCCTGTTTTTACTATATCCTTTTCTTTAGGTGCATCCTCAGGCACTTTATCAACAGCAGCAACCTTCTTAAATGTGGCATCCCCACTTATGGGTTTTACCATACTCCTGAAAGCAGGAGAAATTTCCTCTGGTAAAGCATAAAATTCCTCATTGGGTTTGATAATCCTATTCCCAATTCTTAAAGAACCACCCCCCAATTTTTTCCATTTTGGTTTTCCTGCAACTTCAACTTCATTTTTTACTCTTTCCATAATAATTTAAATATTTAATAATTAAAAAAATTCTTGATTAGAATTTAAAAATTTATGCAAGTTTAACTATCCCACAGTGGCCATTCTGATCTGAACGGATTTGAGGCACAGTTATACAAAAAGTTTTAAATTTCATAACAAAGTCACCCTCTTCCTTCCACTGGATATTGGTCAAACCAAGACCATTTACTAAACGAACAACATCAGGTGTCATCTGTACAAGAAGAATTGTATCATCTGCAAGAGTATCTATAACTTTGATACCTTTAATCACATCAATCTTCATAATACGATCCTTAATAGTCGTTCCAGGTGTAGTTGTATCATAGTCATCATACAATACAATCCCATATTCAGTAGGAATGTAAAGCATGAATGGGCCATAATAGTAAGCAGCGTTAGCTGATTTAATCATGTTCAGAACATCCTGAAGAATACCTGCTGCGGTTTTTGCAGAAGCATCCCAATGTGTTCCAAGAGTAACAAGATTAATATCAGGGAAGTTCAAATAACTATAAATCTTATTCCTACTTCTGTCATCCACTTCACCATAACCATAAGTAATGTCAGTAAAGAGCATATTTTCAAGTTTTTCATTGATTGCCCTTGCTGCCATAGCTGCATCAGTTACATCCAAAGGATTACCCATATTACGACTTGTTGCCAATGCCCTTGCATTAATCTCATAGTCCACATGAGTTATTGGGATTGGCAAATAATTAGTCTGATAATTTGGACGATTTCCTTCTCCCTTAGTAACACCATCCATACTAACAACAGCAGACATAGTTCCTGCAACGTCATGCCATTCGAGAACAGTTGTTCCCATAGCATTTCCGAGGTTGTAAGTAAGACCATTTGCTCTCAAGTCATCTATACCACCGAGTCTGTATGTTTTTTCTGCCATCAAAGCAGCATCTAACTGTTTCCACTCATCCCTGCGGAGAGTAGCATTAGATACAAGTTGGTTTGCCCAATTCTCTTTCTTTGTAGGGTCACCACCTTTATACATGGAAACATATGGTCTCCCATCATCTCCAATAAATGGACGTTTTGCACCAACATTGAATGACCCATTGTTCTGGATCATCTTGGCAAAATCCCCTTGTGCCTGCCCATTTCCCATTAAATCTACATTTGCATTAAGCATCTCTTTATCCTCCTTTTTTCTTTTAAAATTATACAATCATTATTCTTACACGAGGATTAAGATAGTCCCCAGCAGCACTGGATTCTGATGCACTTCCATAAGCACCAGCAGTAATAGCTTCCATAGCCACTCCTACTAAATAATGATCAAAAACATCCTCATTACCAGATGCTGGAACAGCAGATTTCTGAACTTTCCCATATCCATCAGATTCAACAAAATCCCCAATAGAAAGTGTCTGCTCATCTTTTAAAAGAGCATAAACTATATCCCCTCTACCTGGAATCCATACCTGAACCTTATCCCCAGCAGCATAATTGTCATTAATACCTTTGCCCTGAAGTTCATCCTCAAGAGCAAACATAATAGGTACACAAGAACCCTGTGCAGTGTCATGATTTAAAACTTCATTATCACTGTTGAGTTCCAGCAGAGCACCAGGAATTATTGCAGCATGTGCATCATGTTCCCTGATAACATCTGAATACTTAGTTAATTTAATAGTATTTACAGCCATTTCCTTTTCCTCCTTGTCTTATTTTTTTTCAAATTCAATACCTGTTGGCAGTAAAATTTCCTCTGTACTTGCATTAGCCTGTACACCACTTCCATTCAAAGAATAATTTCCCGAAGGAGCATCTTCTTTTACAACAGAATCATACACTCTTTTGATCTGCACATCAGACATAGTAGCAAATTCAGCCTCTGGCCATAACTCTTTTGAAGTGTTTGCCTGTATTCCCTGAATCATTGCATCACGTTTCTCTTTCCTCTGCTGTCTTGCCCAAGCAATGTCAGCCTGATCTTCTTTGGAAAGTTTGTTAATCTCCACTGTCTTCTCAACAACTTTCTCGACTTCTTTTACCTTTGGGGTAATTGCTTTATCGAGGGCTGTTTCAGACAAAGTTTCCAACCACACCCTGTCTGTTTCGTCAAAACCAGACTCCTTGTTTGCAAGAAGTGCATTGATTTTTTCGAGGCATTTTGGGCATTCATTTTTTGCCATGTTTTTGTCCTCCTTTTTATTGTTAGTATTAACTTCTTTTCGTACCCAACCACTGTTGACTACGTATTCCACTTTCTTGTGGACTTCAATAGGCTCCCCCACAAACTCGATTTTCCCGCTTTCGATTTTATAAGTTTGCTTATACATTGCACGATTATTATCCCCACTCTTTGAGTAGATCAAAGTATCGTCATACATTTCTTCCAAATAATGATATATATAATGGTGTTTTCCTTCTGCATCCTCATGTTCTGAATCTAATGATCTGAGTTTATCATACACTAAATTCATTCTTTCCTGATACCCTTGTGCAGCATTATTCCCTATCTGATTAATAGAAAATCCCTGTTTATTTATTTTTTGTAAAAGTAAGTTCTGTAATGTAATTTCAGGCCAATCATTTTTACTATTTGCCCCTAATCCACAACCATCAGCACAACTACAAGCCCCAATCTGATCTGGAAGTATTGCCAAATGATCAGGTCTGTGATTGTGCGCTATTCCAATATACTTTTCACCTTCATAATCCCCCTCTACCTCTTCATTCTCTGTAAACATCCCAAGACTTACTTCCACCTCTTTAGTATCATTTATGTCTTCAAGCGTTTTATTCGATACAAGGTTCAATTTGTCCTCATCCAACCAAACCTCTGCCTTTAACTTCTTGCCTTCAACAGAAGTGTTGTAAACACGTCCTACGGTCATTTTATCAATAATGTCAGGAGAATTTGCTGATACAGCATTTCCATCTTCCTCTGGATGATAAATTACAACTGGTATCCCATTCCAGGATTCTGGAAATTTACCAAGTTCACTTATCTCATGTAAAAGAGGCCCCTGACTACCATTATGCACCCCTTCCACCATCATCACAACAGGAATAACCAAATGTGCCTTTTCCTGATGAACAGTAAGTTTTACCTCATAATCCAATACCTGTTTGGTTTTATAGTTGGAAAACTTACCCTTACTTTCATTGGTATTCATCACAACACCATTTGCCTGTTTAATAGCAGATATAGCAGCTTCTTCTTCTGTCTTACCTGCTTTCATTTCTTTTTTAAGCACAGACGAAGCAATTCTCCGCCATTGAGCCTTTCCTTTTTTTGAAAGTCCCTTTTTATGTTTTTCTACATCCTCATCCGTTGTCCAAGGCATCTTTATTTCCTCCTATATTTTAAATACTGTTTGCTCTTTTTTGTGTTACTCTCCGACCACATTCTACACAATTATAAATATATGTTTTTGCTTTATTACTTGTAAGATACTTCATAGTATTCCAATCTTTCCCTAATCTCTCAATACACTTCCTACAATAAACATAATTATCTGTCCCAATTCCCCCAACCACTTTATTATTTGAAGATGGTGCCTGTGCTGTAAAATCATCATAATCTACTATTTCTCCCATCTCTATTTATATTTTTGAAGTTCTTCTATATAGGGGAGCCACAGGCATCTACATTTTGTGTGAATTGGTAGTACTCCCTGTGCTTCATCCAATGTAAATACTTTTCCTTGTAAACTTGCACATTTTGGACAAACCTTATCATCGTGCATTGTTTCAAATTCTGCTAAAGCAGTAACCCCTTCTATACCCCAATTTCTGAACTCCTGTAAAGTTGCTTCTGCAAACATCCTTGTTATTTCTGTTTCTGTTAACATCATTGCTCTACGTGCAGCAGGTATAAACCTTCCCAATGTATCTGTTATTCCCAAATCCCCCATCCCTGTTCCATTTATAGCAGCCACAAGTTTTCTTGCAATCAAAGCAGGTGTTTCTCCATTTAAGAATCCTTGTGTAAGAATCTTACTTATTTGGGTATTCATTGCATCTGTAATACCCTTCAAATTTGTAAAAGTCCCTGAATACAACAACTCTAATCTTTCTGCATGAGTGATATTCTTCAACACAACATCTATCCCTCCCATTTCTTCTATGGTTGGTATTTTATACCCTGCTTTTATTAATTCCTGATGTGCCCTGATAACACCTCTCTTGTATGCCTCATACACATATTTGTTTGTCCAAGGTTCTTGAAATCCACCAATACTTAAAATCCCCCTGTCAACCTGTGTCTGTGCCCATAAAAGAAATAAAGCAACTTTCTCTGCACTTGTTTTATATTTATATTCTTCTTCCGAAATAGGTTCCATTTGGTTTGTCTGTAACTTCAAACCAAAACAATCATTATTATAAACAGACCTTTTAACAACAATAGTAAATTCAATGAATCTTTTGTTTATATCCGTAGCAAACATATTCCTCAAACGAGTGGTTCCCGTTGGATCATAGTTTTTAACTTGCTGATATGTTAATAGTTCTTCCATTTATTTTGTAACAGGTTTCTTCTTAACTACTGGTTTATTCTTTGAAGGTAATTCTAATCCCCCACCTGCTGCACCTGTTGGTACAGGAGATGTAATATCAAGAATATCTTCCATCAACCTTTTCTGTGCCTCACTTATTCCTGCACCTATCATCTTATTTGCCAAATCAATTTCTGCCTGTGAAAACCCAAGGCATTTCTCCAAGAATAAACTCGGAGGAACCAAACCCTCTGCCATTGGATTAGTTGTGTACTCACGTATAGCGTTAGCACGACTCTTACCAATCTCAACCCTTTCTTTCTCACTAATACTGAATAAATCCAACCAATCTACTTTATAATCCCCACTTTCAGGAGTTGGTAATATTTTCAATTCAATCAACCTATCTGTAAATGGTCTGATAATATTTGGTTCTGCATGATCTTCCCTTCTTGACTGTACGTAAGTTTTCCATTCATTAGCATCCTGCCCACTGGATAACTCCCCTCTTTCACTACCACTCAATATCCTCAATGGGATTCCTCTAACTGCACTAATCAACATTAATTGCACCTGAACATGTTTCTCTGGATCTGCAATCTGTTGTGCTAATTCCTTTAAATCAATGCCCTCATTTATAAGTATTCTCCGTAAACCATTTTCATATTCATCTATTTGTTCTTTCAAGTCATCTTTGGTTCTCTGAGTCATGGAGTAATCCTTGTTCACATTACCCTGATAACCTGGTCTTGCACCCCTCCAAAACATCTCTGCATCACCCCCCACCAACTTCTCCAAGTCATATAACCTATTGAATACTGATTCCAATACAGGGATACCATAAACCTCAGATTCCAAATGATCCTCCAATATGTGTATTGCCCTTGTATAATGCACTTTCACAACAGAACTTACATTACTTGCCACATCTGCTACTTCTACATTATAATACAGTGGCATCCCATATCTGGGATTGCTTGGATCTGTTTCAAAAACATCTATTTTTGCAGTTTCTTCACTAAATGGTTTTACATATAGAAGTTTCCTTATCCCTGATTTACTAACAGGTGCTGCAAATCCTTCATTGTTTTGAACATCATCCAAACCCAATAAAAGCACACCGTATCTACCAATCCCTGTTAACCTGTCAACTCTGGCAAGCAAGGAACGTAATTTTAACTTCTTATTCAAATCATACCATGCCTTTTCAAATACTGTCTTTTGAGCATCCTCTGACTCAATCAATTCTAACTGACCTTGCCAAGTTGCCTTTACAGGTCTATCAATAATTGCCTTGGCTATGTCCTGTCTTGAATATTGATTCCAATAATCCTGATAATTAAGTATTCTCTTATATCCAAGTGCCTGATATATGTCCCTATCACCACCATACTGTTGCCCCAAACTTGAAGCAAGATTTGCTCTTGCAACAATTGCACTTGTCAGTGCAAGCAATTGCTTGTTTGACAATATTGTTTTATCTTGTTTGAGTCTTTCCATTATAGTATATTTTAAAACCTATTGGGATATCCTGCCCATAAACCACAATCGTCACAAATATCAAAAGAAAAGT